TGTTGTCATACCAGTTGCGAATGTGTAAGTTCCAGCAGAAGGGCTGTCATTAAGAGCAGCAGGATTGCTTTCACTTGCACCAATGTCGCCTGGTCCAGAAGTTGTACCTAATTTGTTCTGGTTCGAGAAGTCACCAGAGAAGCCGTTTGCAGCTGCACCGGTTGTCTCATCGACCAATGCTTCTTCACCATCCATCGAAGCATGGCGGGCCCGCATCGCAAAGATAAGTCCTGTTGGACCTGTCATTGGCTGAACACCACAAATATCATATGCGATAAGATTTGGCATTGCACGGCGAACTAGTGAGATCAAAATTGGGTCCCAATTTGATACGCCGGATATGTTAGAAGTAGGAACTGATTCCGAAAGGAAAGATGCATCTTCTCTCATAGCAGCTTCTTGGTTTTCGAGAATAACAGTGGTTACGGCCCGCTTATAAGAATCCTCAATCTGTGGTAGATCGGGATGCTCTAGGACTGGCGACCACTTTTCTTGTAGATGTTCTGTTTGAAACATTTGTTTCTCCTTTGTTTTTTATTACATCTATTTATGATTTAATAAATTTATTAGCGCCCGTTAATACGAGTCTCGACACGACCAATTGCAGACGAATATGCCCTCATTGCATCACTCGTATCAATGTCCTGTGCGGCGCTACCATAGTTTTCATAATCAATTTCATAAGTCTCTTCTGTCAAATAATTAGTCTTGGGGAAATAACTTTCCTTTAGGGTATCCAATTTGTGACGGAAATTGTTCTCATCACCAAAATCAACATCTTCCGTAAGTGACTTAAACTTCTCAAATTCTGTATCAGCCAAATCAGAGGAAACCTCTAGAATGACTTGTTCCCGAACTAATTCGGAGTTAACTGAATTCATTTGGATATTATTTTCCATAACTGAATTCAATTGCTCTTCCAGTTCAGAGATTCTATCAGATTGTGCTTCCAGAATGTCATATCTTTCATCTGGAACATCAATGTAATGATCTTCAAATAGCTGTTTCAAACCAGAAATAAAGTCTTCAGCAATTTCACCTTTTAGGCCTCTTTCGATTGCCAGTTCATTTTCCTGCATCCATTCCTCAACAACATAGTCGAGGTATTGATCTACTTTTTCGGCGAGCGTTGTTTTGTACTCGTCAACTTCTTCGGCAATAGCATATTGCGCTTCTTCCATAATCCTTGATACTTCTTCACGGGTTTTAGACTTAACCGCAGCCTCAAAGATCACCGCAGCTTTCTCTTTAAACTCTTCTGAAAGGTCTTCACCTTCCATCAATGCTTCTACATCAGCAGTAATGTCGATGTTTTGGATATGCATTTCTACAACTTCATCCATCTCATCGTCATCATAGTATTCGACTTGTCCTTCATCATCTTCTTCAAGATCAGCAATAAGACCAAACAAATCTTCATCATCCATATCTTCCATTGTGGCAAGGGAGTGTTCCATAGTGGATTGAAGATGATTTAATAAATCTTCTCTTGAAATATCTTCTTCTTTCATCTTCTGAATTTTTAGCATTTTATCTTGGCCTGGGGGTGTAACACCAGTTCCTTTATTTGAGCTATTTACGGATGCATTTGGGTCCATAAGTTTTTTCATTTTTTCTGCGCTGAGTCCCGCTCCGCCAGGCAAAGGTGTTGCTTTTTTACTATCGCCTTCATCAGGCAATTTATCATCTGGCTTGATATGAGCCGGTCCAGTATCATTAACATCATCAAGAGGATCATTAATATCATCATCTTGTTTCATTGGTTCTGCTTTGAGGCCTGCTCCGCCAGGTAATGACGCTTTTTCTTCTAGTTCCGCCATAACCTCTGCTTCTAGTTCCTCAATCGTCTGATCTAATTCGGACATAGGAAGTCTCCTTTTTATTAAATATATTTATAAATTATAATTTCTTTAGAAATCTAGCAAATTCCAATGCCTCTACATTAGATTGCCTATGACGTTCTTTAACATCAAATTTTTCTTTTAACTTAGCAACATGCGCTTCAATTAATGACCCATTGTTCCAAACCCACTCCTTTCCTTCCATAATGCCTTGAACAAAAGCATTTGGAGCGGAAGGGTCTGCAACAATATCGGCTGCTGCTGCAAGATAAAAATCACTATTCACATACTTGGCCCCGTTCTTTTCGGTCAAGCTTCCCATGCCTCTAGATGACACACCTAATTTGCAACCCTCATCCATCAGGTTTCTAACAATTTTTCCCATAGGTGTATCTAATATTCTTGCTTCACCCATAATATTTGTTCCATCTGGATACAATGCTGTTACTATGTGTGAAACTCTTTCAAGATTTACAGTTGGACCTTCTGGATGACCTAGTTCACCAAATGCCCGCTTCTCACTTACAAACTTTTTATTATACTTTAAAACTTCATTTTCTAGGATTTCCATAGGGTAGATACGACCATTACGGTTCTTAATATCGCCCTGCATAAAAACACCTTCAATTTTATAGGTCTTTTTACCATTCTCTTTTTCTTCAGTAACAAATTCTACATTAACAATAGATTCTGAAATTAATTTTACATTACTCATGGTCCTGCATGTCCCTGTACAATTTCTTCAACGTAAACAGCACAATCACTACTAGCAGTTTCATTGATTACTGAAATACGAAATTCAGTTTCGGCTCTATCATATAAAAGAAGTCCAGGCCCTGTCAAGTCTTCAGTCCCTTCTTCTAATACTATTGCATTAGCATTTGTATCATCTTCACTATTTTGTGCGATAGGAACTCCAGAAGCAAATCGTAGTGCCCTGTTTCCATCAGGAATTACTGTTGTTGTAGTTCCTGCTTTTAAATAAAATCCATTAGAAGAAGATGCTACAGGATAATCATCTGAAATAAGAAAGAGGGCATCTTGACCGCCAAACTCTGTTACTCTGTATGAAGCAGCTGGAGACAATTTGCCAATGACGGCATGATGTGCTGCATCATCGGCTGTCTGTGTTGCGGTGACTGTTCCAGCAACTCTTAATGATTTAAATGACATATCCTACTCCTATATCGCTAACATTTCTTTTTCAAAGTATCCCATAAGTTCTCTTTCAGTGACTCCGAACTTTACTGATACTTCTCTTATAGTTTTCTCAAAAGTATTTAGGAAATTTGAAGGTTTAGCATCCATAATTTTGAAGAGAGAATCAACAGCATCCCGCATTTTAGGAGACAATTTCTTGTATTCCTTTGATGCTTTGTGTTCATTTTTCTCAAAAACTGTGGTTTGATAAACTTCATGAATACTTTTAAGCATTATAAATCTCAAGCGACATCATCATCACCACCTGATCTGTTTGCTTTTGCTTCTTTATTTTTATCTTTTCTCATTTGTCTCGCTATGTTAGTCTCTGCACCAATATCCATTTCGCCTCGGGATTTGTGGAACGGATCAGTACCATGTTTTTTACTAGTTTCTTGACCTCGGAGTACTGATCCAATGCCTACCTCTCCTTTATTAGCTTTAGCAATCTCGTCCTTCTTGAATTTCTTCACCACTTTTACTGCTTCACCGGCACCCTTGAAGCGTTTATCGCCTTCCTTTTCCGCGGCATGCAAATCGCCAGCTATTTTTCCTACCGCTTGAGTCATCTGCGCCCCGGTCCTGTCTTGCTCCAGTTTCGCTTTTTTAGTATACTTTCCATTCTTCATCTCCACTGTCTGTGCGCCGATTTTCATTCCAGCTCTCTCGACAGCGCCTTCATTAACAAGTTCATATGCTAATTCCTGCCGCCTATTCTCTAAAGAAGCACCAACCTTATCAGACAAGGCATCAGAAAAATGTGACTCAGCTTCTAGGTTTTCTCCATTTTCAATGCTATCTATGAAATCTCTTGAGTTATTCATTTTTTAAACCTCTTGTTGTGGTTGTTGCTCTTAAGCTCAAGCGACATCATCATCACCACCTGATCTGTTTGCTTTTGCTTCTTTATTTTTATTTTTCGTTACTTGTCTCTGTAGGGCAGTCTGTGAACCAATATCCAGTTCGCTCTTAGACCCGTAACCGCTTCGATCTGTACCCATTTTTTCACTAGTTTTTCGGCCTCGAAGTATTGCACCGGCTCCTGGGCCTTTTTTAGATGTCATCTTTTCCCGAGCTTGTACATTTACTTTTACTGCTTTATTAGCCATGTTTCCCATTCCTTTACTTCTCGACAACTTAGGGTCACTAGCAACGTATTTTTTCACTGTCTTGGCCATTTTAACATTCGTATCAGCTGAACTTGCCACGTCCCTATCTTGTTGCATTTTTGCTTGTGGAGTGTACTTTCCTTTCTTGTCAGTCTCTGATGCCTGCTTGCCAACTTGCATTGCTGCCCGTTGCATCTCAGGACCACCTTCGTTGACAAGTTCATATGCTAATTCCTGCCGCCTATTCTCTAAAGAAGCACCAACCTTATCAGACAAGGCATCAGAAAAATGTGACTCAGCTTCTAGGTTTTCTCCATTTTCAATGCTATCTATGAAATCTC